TAAGAGCGAGGCTAAGAAAAAGTTTAAGGTTTATCCATCAGCATACGCTAATGCTTGGGCTGCTAAGTGGTACAAGGGTAAAGGTGGTACTTGGAAAGGTGGTAACAATAAGGTAAAGAAAAAAAATGCCAGCAAAAAAAAGTAAGACAAAGAAGGGTGGATTAGGTAAGTGGTTTAATGAACAGTGGATTGATGTCAAAACTGGTAAACCTTGTGGTCGTAAGAAGAAAGATTCTAAAAGACCTTACCCTGCTTGTAGACCTAAGAAGGTTGCATCAAAGATAACTAAAGCTGAAGCCAAGAAAAAGACTAACTCTAAAAGAGTTAAGTGGTCAACAACAGCTAGTGGTAAGAAGAGGAAGAAAGCATGAAGGGTGTTAAACATTATAAAAAAGATGGTACTTTGCATAAAGGTGGTACACATAAGATGCCTAATGGTGATTTACACAGCAATAAAAATCATACTAAAACCTCAGTAAAGCTATATCATTTTAAAGATTTGAGTAAAAAAGCTAAACTAAAAGCCAAAGGGGGTATGTGATTATGTATGGATACGGAACACCTAAGAAAAAGAAAAAGAAAAAACTTAAAGGTAAGTAACAAAAATAAGGGGGGCAATTAAGCCCCCTTTTTTATGCTCCTATGTCTACAACTTCACAACTATCACCAGAACAGGCTAAGGTCTGTGAACCAACAGTAGTATCTTCTACTTCGTACTCAGATAGTTTCTCCCAATCAATATCTTTAGGCATCAACTTATTAAGTTCTTTGTATTCGTCTTGTTCTATCTCCTGATAAGGTGCTTGTTTGTACGAGTGGTCGCTATGAGGAAGGAATGATACACCACTCATTTCATCAAAGTTTTTAAACACCCATGCTCCTACCTCTAGCCACTCATGCTCTCGTACAGTAATAGTAACACTTGGCTTATGTTCACACCAATGTCTTTGATACATCAACCAGACTTCTAGTTGCTCAATAGCATTTAAGTCATCTCTAGTAACACAACCTTTAGGTGCTTTAGTAGGAAAGCTAAACACAGTAGTAGTGTCAGGCTTCATAACACAAGGTTCTGCTGGTACACCACTGTCTATTAAGAATCTTGTGAGGGGGTCTTTGTTGTCACCTCTAACCGTCCGTATATAAAACTGGCTATGTCTAGTATGAATCCCGCTACTAGCATCAACAAGTTGGCTAACAGTACCAGAGGGCTTAACACAAGTAATAGCAGCAGATTGTGGAATCCCCAATCTTTTACTAAATTCTTTATTAGTTTGTATAGAAACATCTCTTAGTTGCTCCAATATTTCTTTAGCATCTTTACCTGTAGATACTAACTTGTTATCCATAATCCCTGTCATACTAACACCAAGCAACCTTTCTTCTTCTGTATTTCGTTGCCATATCTTTCTGAGGTAAGGGAACTTAGTATAGGTAGCTTGTATTGTACCTAAGATGGTAGCTAGTCTTGTCTTGTTAGTTAAGGTATCAAGGTCATCATCATTCCTAACTACAACCTCTGTTAAGTTACAGAACTGATTAGGTCTTAAAATAATCTCAGAGCAAGGATTAGTACCAAACTCATGGTCAGGCTCTCGTCTACCATTCTTAGCAGCTTGTTTTTTAGATGCAACACGAGAAAAGATACCACGCTCACCAGACTTAGATTCTACCAGGGCAGTCCATTCACGAAGAAAAGTTTCCATATCAGGTTTCTCTGTGTACGATACAGAGTTATTAGCTAAACCTCTTTGTGGATCTAAGACAAACCAATCACCTGACTTAGCGTGACGCATTCTATCATCAGATAGATTAGATAAGGAGATCATAGCTGACCTTCTAACACCACCTACTACCACTACTTCTCCAATCTTACACATCAAGTCATGGGATTGAATACTAGATAGCTTCTTACCTTTTGCTGCTACAAATGTTTCACAAGTAAACCTAAACAAATCTTCTAAAGGTTCAGCACCAGATGCCCTACCACCAAATGTTTTTAACTTAGCACCTGCTGGTCTTACTTTGTGTGTATCCCACTTAGGTATCTCACCTGCATACAACAACGAGATTAGCTGTCTAAGGGCTTTAGCCCACCCTTCCTTACTATCACTAACCACTATGGTAGTATCGCTCTTATATAGCTCATCAGGTACTTCTGGTAGCTTACTAATGTACTGACGCTCAACAGAGAATCCAACACCAGTTCCACACAATAATATAAACATTGCTTCATCAAAACATTTAGGGTCATCTACTGCTAAGTAGCTACAGTTGTAAGCACAAGTGTTATCTCGTTCCATAGCTTGACCAGCAGTCATCATTGCTCTCATACTAGGCATGACATTTAGATTGTAGATTGCATCTTCTAATTGCTTGTAAGTATCTTTATTTACTTTATCAGATACAACATTCTGCATATATCTATCAACTGTTTCCTTCCAAGTTTCCCTTCTGTTTAGTTCTGGTATCCATCTTGCGTATCTTGATAGGGCTATGTACTGCTGATACTGATTCATTTTTCGTACTCCGTATAGTCGTTTTCAATAATTTTATCTATGTAGTGCTTAGCTTTCTTTAAATCTTCTAAGCCATTTTTCTCTTTGTATCTTGATACATACTTAATTACATTACCTTGAAAGTAATCTAATTTGTTAGCAGCAATAAAATCCCATACTTGGATAGGTAGTTTTCTATAGTGATCTCCACCCCACTGAAAGCTGCTAACACCTTTAACCACTTTAGTCATTTTATCCTCCATACTTATTCTTTAAATAATTAAGTGATACAGGCAACTCATCAAAGCTACCACTTTCTACTTCGTTTAACATCCAGATACCTTTCCAAGAACTGTTACCTTGATTACCTAAATATCCTTCATCATGTTGAGTAAACATACCAGCAAACAATCCTGTAAGTCTAGCGTTGTCTGCTCGTTTACCATAAGCTATATCCCTATCTTGTACATGACCCATCACACAGGACATCATCTTCTTAGTGAGCATAGCTCTAGCACTGGTTACAGGTCTACCCATAACACCAGTAGTAAAGTAATGAGAGAAAGCTACACCTTCTATTATAACAGGCTGTAAGAAGTCAGCTACTTCCCAATCATCTAAATTAAGATCCTGGTAGCCTATAGTATCTTCTAGAATACAATCGTTCTCAATAGCTCTTTCAATTCTTTGCTCGTGGTTACCAATGGTAAATACCATTCTAGGCTTCCACTGCTTCTTCTTGTTTACCTTTAATCTCTCACGCTCTGTTTTGATAGGTTGTAAGAACAAGTCCATAGCCAAGTTACCTGCATCTATGTCCTTCTTGTATCTTCTACCTTCAAAAGATGCTTTGCCTTTATCGTATGAACAGAGAGATTCCATATCCCACCAATCACCTATCATTACAATGACATCTGGTTTCTTAGATGCTATGTACCTACCTGCGTACAGCAAGTGGTCTAGTGGTACATCAGGCTTAACCTGTGTATCTGGTATCACGCATATTTTCATCTGCTTTTGCTCCAATCTTATGTTCTATTAATATTGATACTTTTGTTCCTAGTAAAGTTCCAAAACCTGCTCCAACTATGTAAGGAACTAACAGTGTTAAAGAAGGGTCTAGCACTACCTCCCTAAGTGTTAAGAACCATACTGAGTTACTAACTACAGTACAGAACAAATTATATTTATAATTACTTCTGTTTCTTGCTCTCGATGACATGGTAAATGTTACACTTTGTAAAAAAGACAAAAACAATAAAGTTATTATTTGCATTAAATCAAGTCCATATTAACTTTCTCCCACTCACAAGTAAATCCACAATCTCCTGGTAAATCACGAATAAAGTTTCCCCTGTTAGGGTCTAGTTCATCAAGGTATACTGCACCTTCCTTATCTTTGTTTACTGAATGTCCTATTTCTCTTTCTAGCTTTGCCATTTTGTTAAAGTGTTTTGGAAAATCTTTTCTTATAGCGTTCCAATAACCCATACCACCCTTAACACAACCTATACAATTATTATTTGAATAACCCAGTTCATACATACGAGGTAGTTTTAACCCTGTTGATGTAAACCAATCTAAACATTGTTTTTTAGTAATCTCATTATTTACTAATATAAAATCTGTATCTACTTCGTTATTAGAATCAATAAATCTATCAACCCTATTTTGTTCTTCAACAGTATAACCAAAAACTTGAACATCACCTTTTTTTTGATATTTTTTTCTTTGGTCTTTCTTTAAAATCATTGTACATGGTGCACCTTGTGCACCTTTAATAAACTTTCTTTTTCTAAACACATTGTAAATGGAATAGTCCATTGATTTATCACCAATAACTTTAATTGGTATGCCAGTTGCAACTTGGTAGTCTTTAACCAACTGCATATTATCTGGGTGTTCTTCTCTAACACGACAGTAAACAGCTTCTAACCTACTACCATATTTTTTATGAGCAAGATAAGTAGCGTAAGAGCTTGCTGCCCCACAACTAAACCAACTAACTACCCTATCATTTGAAAACAGTTTTAATTGTTCCACTAACGCTCCTCATCTATGTCGTACATATCACGCATAGCATCTTCTAATGCTATCGCTTGTTCAACGGATAGGAGGTCATCATCAAAATCTATCTCCCCTCGTTGAAACTGTTGCTCTACTCTGTCACTCAAGAAATTGTTAGGTAATAACCCTTGTACTTGTAGGTCATTAATAACATCTATCATCTCATTGACAGTCAGTACAGCACCATCTCTACAAATCTTGCAGGACTTCATTCCTTTAATTATTCTGTACTCAGGATTACAAGTACCGCAGGAAATGCAATAAAGTGTATCCATCATTTTCTTGACTCCTTTAACCAATCTTTAGGTAGTGCTGTACCAAAAGCAAAATTAATACCATGATCGTTACACCAATCAGAATATCTTTTTCTTTTCTTTTTAGTACACCACTGGTCACGCATAAACAACATACGAATGTCAAGGCTTGGATTCTCTTTT